GTGTTTGAAAACTCACCAAACATGATAGCAGAGTTAACTTGCTGGATCTTGGACATCTGGGTCATTTGGGGCTCCTTTGTTGCTTACTATGCCTAAATTATAGCAAAAACGGCTTTTCTGGTCAACCAAAATAATAACCCTACAATCACTAGGAGTTCTACTACCGTAAAATTAGTACGATAGTAGTACTTTTGTATTTGGCGTTGCATTTTGGTCCACATGCCCTAATTATAGCAGACACGGCCTTTATCGGTCAACCAGAAAAAATGTATACTTTAGTATACAGGAGTCACAGCAGGCACAGGGGTCACTGCTGGGATGGCGCCAGGGGTGGTATTAACGTTCAATCTTGCCTCTCCTAGGCACTGATTGTTTTTACCTTCACGCATGGCGCCAATGATAGCTTGGCCGCCAATGATGCTGGTATTGGCCACTTGTTCAAGAAAGTAAGCAGGACCACATGAACTGGTTTGAGTACCATAAATGGGCAACTGTTGCACAAAGCTCATTGTGCTGACCTTTTCACCTGACTGAAGATTAGTGTAATCAATGCCAGCGGATGTTTGGTATGTTTTTTCTGTGCTGAGCACATTGGCAATGGCGGACCATGCTGTGTTTAATGTTGCGACATTGGACACAACTTGAGTGTTGGCGTTGTTGTAAATGTTAGTGATGTTGCCGTTAGCTCTGGTTATGTTGGCAACTACCACTGTGGCATTGGCTGCACCAGCTATGGCTAGGTAGGCTGAATTAATGTTGGCAATGTTACTGGCGTCTAGGGTCACAATATTGGCCATGGCCGAAGTGGCAATGGCCAGTTGTGCGGCAATATTGCCGCTGTCAATAGCAGTACCGATCACATCACAAGTGGTAATGGTTCCGTCAGGTCCTGACCCAGTTGCTAAATTATTGGAAAAATACGAAGCTACCGAAGAATCAATAGCTGATGTTTGTGCTTGTATCAGTGGCAATCCAGACATAGTGCTCAATCCACATCCTGCGGTAGTAGGCAACCAATAGCTGGTATCATTGATACTTGTTCCAACTGGTACGTCTTGCTGAGCACGATAAAAAACCGTGTCTGGGCTCAACTGTGCCAGGCCATTTACTGCTGGCGCATTGGCCACTAGATCGTTGGCCAAATAAGTTGTGTTAATGTTCCAAGGAGTTCTTGGCAGGGTGTTGACTGTTGCAGCCAACGCAGGCAATGTGGTATTGGTTACGTTGGTAACTTGTTCAAATGCCACTTGCACAGCCTTGTTACTTACTGCTTGTGCCGGAGGAATTACTTTGCCTAAATCTTCACACCCATTAGGAGCTGCCAGATATGCTGACACATTGTCGGCCAAGTTCATGTTTACACTGCCGTCTGGTCCGTATACCGGAACTGGACCCACGGGACTGGGTGTTTGTAATGTGGTATAGCTGTTGGGAAATATCTTGGTTTGATCCAACAAGTCAGCCATACTGGTAATATTAGGTGTGGTAACTTCCAATATACTCAAAACTTGGTCTAGGTCTGTGCCAGTAACATTGGTCATACCTTGATAGGCCAACTGTTGTAAACGTAAATATTCGTTTTCTGACACTGTGTCTGCACCTGTCAACAAAGTCTGAATATTGTTAGTTGACAATCCTGCAGCCAACAATGGCGTTTGTACAGGTCCAAACACACCGCCTACCATGTTGCCTTCTGCAGCCAATTGACGCAATAGTCCGGCTGGTGTGCCATACATTCGAAGATCATTCAAGTTGGTCAAATTACCTTGATTGGTCAAGTCTGTGGCAAAGTTTCCAAACTCTGGATTCACATCATTGATGCTGTTGGTTGTCAAGGTATCCATGTTGGTGAATGTGGGACCAAGATAAGTTTGTGCGTTTACAGCAGAATTAATATACTGATTGGTTGTGTTGATGTAACCTTGTACTGCCATGAAGCCTTGTGAGAATCGACCAACATCGCTGTTACCAAGATAGTTGTTTCCAGTTTGTTGTATTAACCCCGCAAATCCTGCAGGCACAGTGGATACAGGAGTAAGATTGGTAAAGGCCGCAGGAATACTGTCGCCTAATGCAGGAATGTTTGTGTTGCCAATGGTCAACAATGATGACAGTGTTGTTGCATTAGCAAATGATGCAGCAGTGTAGTTGGCTACAGCCGTGAGAAAATTTGGGATTGGTGATCCGGTATTAAATGATGCAACCGCAGTGGTCAGTGCAGCTGGCAATGGATCAATGCCAGTGTTGGCCAACAAGGCCGAGGCTGCTGTCAACTGCAACGGTGTTAAAATACCTTGTGCCATTATGCTGCCACTCTAACGTTATCTGATCCACCAGCTCTAGCATGGCCGCAAGTGTCACCGGCACCTGTGTAAATTACAGGAATGCCTCCAGCCCTAACTGAGCCTGATCCGCCAGCTGTGACAGCACTACAATGAATAGGCGGGCATCCTCTTTGACCGCAACAAGGATGAGCACTTACAGAGTTGCCATCAACAATTACTGCTCGACCGTTGACTCGCACTGAACCAACACCACCGCTGGCTACGCCTCCTGCACCGTCTGCATCACCTACTCGTTGTACTGCTGGCATTTTATCCTACTAAAATTCGCTTTTCTGGCACTTTGATGCCTGTGGTTGCTTCGATGTATTTCATACGAACTGATTCGTCTGTTAATGCAGAGATAGCAACACAATTCATATTTAGCCGGGGATTTTTGTCAGGATCTGCGGTAAACATTGATGGCACAAGTCCCATGCCTTGAGGGCCAGGAGCCACACTTACAGGGTCCTGTAACATGGCATAACCTTCACCAGCATCCACAACTTTGGCAATCATTTCCTCGCCTGAGTTCAGTTTGAATGTGTAAACTTTTCCAATTTCCATTATTTGCTTTCTGTTAGTTTTGTTCTGAGTTCTGTGAACCCGCCCACAAGTTCATCATCTAAAAAGATCTGTGGTACTGTGCGAGCATTTGGTACTGCTTCTAATAGTTGTTCTCGTGTCCAACCATGCATGATATTGCGTTCTTCAAATTCAATGTTGCGTGATTTGAGCAAGGCCTTGGCTTGGTCGCAGTAGGGGCATTGGTCTTTTGACCATACAATTGCTTTCATTTATTTTCCTTCTTTTGATTTGTCGTAAGTTTTAGCAAAGATATCTGTTTTGACAACACCATAGTCACCAGGACCATGTTGAACAATGTAGTCATTGCCACGAGTGTATTCTAGGTTGCCCCAACTTGCTCGAACAACACCATCATGATCAGCAAGTTTTGCTATTTTCATGATCTTCTTGGGCGTAGCAGTGCCATCTTGATTATCATCGTAGTAGGCACTAAACTTAATAGGGCTTACTGGATAACGCTCACCTTTGGGACCTGTAATAATCTTGTGACCCACTGTGTAGGCAACAGGACCTTCTAGTGTGTCTACTGTGCCGTTGTCTGTGGCAGTTTCATAACTGATAGGAGTTGGATGTTTATAGGTTTCAAATCCACCTGGTTGGAACCATTCGTCGTTAATCATAAGTTTGGTAACTCGTCATAGTCAATAGCATCACTCATCACACCAATAACATAGTTAGTTGATTCGTTTTCCTGCAGGGCAGTTTGTTTTTTGCTGGTGTCCACATGCTTGTTGAACCATGGGATAGGTGTAGAGCGTGGTGCTGACTCTTGATACTTGATACCAATTTCTTTTAGGGCGTTGGCTGCGGTGTAGTCCACAAAGTCTTTTAAGATCTGTGCGTTAAGACCAATCACTGGTCCTTTATTGAACAAGTAGTCCGCCCATTCTTTTTCTTCACGGATCACATCCAGGTACAGTTGATACACTTCAGCTTCGCACTCTGCCTTGGCTTGAGCAAAGCGAGGGTCTTCTTTTACCACTTGATTGATAATCCAAGCAGTCCATTCCTTGTGCAGAATTTCATCTTGTAGGATCAACTGAATAATGTTGCCATTACCAATAAAGATCTTGTTCTCTACCATGGCCAAACTGGTAGCAAACGATACCATGAAGCGGAATGCTTCCAATGCATAACTGGCATTTAGCGCCAACCAAATGGCTTTGACATGGCCGTGATCCTTGACAGGAACTTCCAATTCTTTTTCGCAATTGACCATGTGCAAGTGATCGTAATAGCGGCCCACACTTGATGCCATATCCACAATCTCTTTGGTATCATGAATGGTGCTGAACACATCCTTGGGCACATTGTAGATATTGCGAATGATGTGACTGTAGCTACGGCTGTGAATGTTGGTTTCAAAGAAACTCCAGTTGTACATCAGTGCTTCCAGTTCAGGAATGCTTACCACAGGAGTAAACACCTGTGCTGGGCCACGGCCTTGTAAACTGTCTAGTGCTGTTTGACGCAAGAGATTGCTGGTAAAGATATGTTTGACAGTGTCACTTGCTTCTTTAAAGTCATTAGCGTCCTTGCTCAATGAAATTTCTTCTGGCACCCAAAAGAACCCACGAGCTTCTTGTTCGTATTTGGCCAGTTTGTTGTATTTGACTTCTTCGAATCGTTGAATGGTTACAGGGCCAGCAGGATCCAAAAACATCTTGCGATGTAGATAGTCTGTTTTGGTAGAAAGATTGTATTGTGCTTGGCTCATTTTTATATCCTTGTAGAGTATTTGTCTTGTTCCCATGCCAGTTGGTACAAGTTTCTTAGTTGTTGTTGTAGTGCAGTTTCTACAAATTGTTTATTATCAATAGATGCAATAGATATCACGCCTCCAGCAGATGTAGTTGCAAAAGCATCATCTGCTGTGTTCAATAATTCTTCGTTGATGTCGCAGTATTGAAAATCTATACCATGTTCTTGACATAGTGTGTTTACCAACTTCATAGTAATTCCTGACAGTCGGTTACTTGCAGGAGATAACACACATCCATCTTTGATTATTGCCACACTAAACTGCGGTCCCTCAGTAAGCAAGTCATTGTGATCTAACAAAATAGGATTGTCAAATCCACGCATGGTTGATTCGAGCTGTGCTATAGTGAAATCTTGTCTGGCAAAGTTTTTGTAAGCCTGATTAATTGATGTATCTGGAATACGGCGAACTTTTCTAGCAATGCATAACTTCATTGCCCGGTCTGGGCTGACTGATGTATATGGTCCTGAAACCATCATCAATTGAGGTTTTGTTTTTATGATGTCACGTATGTCATACGAAGAAGGTTCACCTCGAGTGGCAATTATCCACACATGAATATCTTGGGTGGCTTGAGCGTTGATTTCTTTTATAATGCAAACAAGTTCATCAACAGTGCGGTCTACATTGATGTAGTAGTACTTGCAACCTTGTAAAAAACGAGTGATATGTTGATCAATTGCCAATGCTCGATTGTTTTTAATACTAATCACATCATACACGCCGTAAGAACGCAGCAGTCCAAGATCCTGGACACCGATGCTTAGATCGCCGACTTGACAAAATTTACCATTGTGCCACGCAGGAAAATCGCTATTATTCATTTTTTTCTTCAATGGTGTAAAACCAATCATCTCCGGCTGACCATTTGCGTGTGCCATCCACTGTGAACAAAGTTTGTGCGGCCTTGAAGTCTGGAAACTTCACCGTGCCCGAAATCAAACTTTGATCGTACCACAAGCATCGGTTGTTGGGTTGGCAAGCAAACTGACCGTTTTCTAATCTCATAAAGTTAAAGCTCTTGTGTTCTTCTGCAACTTCAGTAAAGCCTGTGTCCACGTCCATACCGTCTGCACAAAAGTCCACAGTGAACAAATAGGTGCCGTAGTGCCATTCTTTATCTTTGCCCAGGAACTTCACGCCTAGATTACGCAGACCTATTTTTTCAATGATGGTAAAGCGATAGCCCATGCAGTCCCAGAGCTGTAGTGTATCTACGGGCAAATTACCTGAGTAGTCTTCTTGCCACACATACGCATGTATGGGCAACTTGTCATACAGTGCTCCGTAATTGGGTAACAGTGATTCAATACGAAACACTTGTCCACGTAGGGCTTTGAGACTGACCCATATAGCAGGTTCTAGTTCTCCGTGTCCCTTTTCAAAGTTGTAGAGAAACTCTCGTTTGACAAAGCATTTGATGGGTGGTAAAGATCCTACAATATAACTCATTTTAGTTCACTTGTATTCCAGCCAACACCCACCCGCCAGTGGATTTTGATTTGGTCATGTTCCAAACTTCTTCAAATGCCTCTGGATCTGCTCCTACTGTGTCTTGTATTGTGCCGGTAAATTCCACACTGGCAATATAATTGGCATCGGTTTCTTCTATGCCCAACAATTTTACTACCAATGATATCACTGCTGTTCTGTACACTTGAGCAGCATCTCGAGATGCCAACTGTTGTTGTATTTCTTTCAACATGGTATCTGTCATCATGCTGCCGAGAGTGGTGATGTCTGCGCGGTCCCATGCACCTTGCAACAGCATGAAGTTTTGTTTGGCAGCTGACTCAAACCCTGCTACATCAAACCCTGCAGGAATCGTCCATGTAGCAGTTGTGGCCAGTGACGACCCAATCATCGAGCCTCCTTGGAAACGTGCGGGTTGGTCAACTACAGGACTGGTGCCAGCACCTTGATAAGCAAGGTCCGGCGAACTGGCCATCATACGCTTGCGCATGAACCAACCTATTGCTGCCAGTACCACAGCGCCGATCATCAGTGCCATCATAATATTACCAAATGCCTCTCCCATACCCAGACTGTGTGCCAACCAGGCCAAGCCTAATCCAGCTGCCAATCCGCCTAGCATGGCCCCCCAGGGCGCTTTTGGTGCAGGGGCCGGCGCCGCTACTGGTGGTGTTGCTTGTGTTGGAGGTGCGGCTTGTTTTTTAGATACGTTAGAACTTTGTTGTCCTGTGCTTTTGCCGCCACCCATGCGTTTACTGGCTTCTGCACTTACACTGGCAAAAGCCATGATGCTTACTAATAAAATTGCAAATAATTTTTCCATGTTATCTCCTAATATTTTCCTGATGCTAGAACAATTTTACAAATATGTTCTAATCTTTCAATGTGCTCGTAAGCACGCCATGGACTTGTGTCAATGGCTACAACTCCGTGTCCTTTAATGCCCACAATGTCATAGGCAATATTACCACGGTCATCTAATTCCAGTCGATAATGACACTGATCAGCCAGGTCCTGGCTGATAGGAGCAACATCACCTACATTTGGTGCTACCCGAGTATAGCGATTGAGTTCTGGAAATGCATTACTGATAGTGCTTAGATCAATGCCGGCATGCATGGCCGCAATGCAATAGGTTGGATGCACATGCACAACCACTCTAACATCGGTTGAGTGCTGTCCCATTTCTTTTTGCAGGCCAAAATGCAGAGGTATTTCGCCGCTGGGCTTAAGATTAGAACTAATGTCGGTATAGTATTCTTCTTGCCAGGACTTTGTCAAAAATGGTGGAATTGGATTGACCTGATCAACCAATCGAATCTTTTTAAACTGATCTGGCTGTAGTGTTTGCTTGCGCACACCCGATGGTGTGATATAAAAGTGATCACGGTCGTGATGACGAATAGAGATATTGCCATCTCTACTGGTTATCCAATTGCGTTTGTACGCATCTACCAATATATCACAACAGGTTTCTAACATGTTAATTGTTCCAGTGTCTTATTGTGTTGGCTATAATAAACCCACAAGTCACAACGTGTATTATAACCCAAAAGGTCTTGAAGAACAAGGCCAATCGAGCTTCTCGTAAAGTTAAAATGGGCACATCAGGACGGTCATGGTCTGTGTGCCCCATTAGGTGGCCTGTGGCTCGTGCCCAGACTTTTTCAATGCTGTTCATAATTTACAAGATTCACAATCTTCTTCGAGATCAAAATCAATCTCAAGCATGGGCGCAGGTGCATCTTCTTTGATCATTTTACTGCCGGCCTTGTTGATAAGGCTATAGTAGAATGTCTTGAGTCCCCAGTGATGTGCTTGCATTAGGTTGCGAGCAATTAGTGTGGTAGGCACCTTGCGATCAGGCCAGTGCGCTGGATTGTAGAATGTGTTGGTAGAGATTGACTGATCAATATACGCAGCCAACACACACGCGGTTTTCAGATAGCCAATGCAGTCTTTTTGTGCCCACATCAGTTGATACCGGTTTTTCAATCGGTGATACTCAGGTACAACTTGTGTGAGACTGCCAGCTTTGGATTCTTTCACAGTGATCAGGCTCATGGGCATTTCAATACCATTGGTTGAGTTGATCACCACAGAACTTGATTCAACAGGTGCCACTGCCATCAGTGTGGCATTACGGACACCATGTTCTTTCATTTGTTCACGTAAGGGTTCCCAGTCTAGTTCTGGTGCAAAATTTACAAGTTCATTGACTCCGGCGGCTCGTCTCTCCCAAGGAAATACACCTTTGCCATACCAGGTGTGGTGAGAATCTTTGCAAGGACCACGCTCCTTGGCCAGCTCAACGGTGGCTTCGGTCAAGTAGTAGGCTTGGTGTTCCATCCACGCCTTGACTTCAGCCAAGGCGTCTGATTCACCGTATTGGAGGCTTCGTTTGGCATGCCAGTAGGCAAGGTTGGTGATTCCAATACCCAGGGGTTGGATCTCGTCATTTGAAAGTTTAGACTGGATGGAGAGAAAGTCTTGATAGTCAAGAATGTTGCACAGGCTACGCTGCAATATACGGCAAGCACGGCGCATGTCTTCTGGATTACGGAACGCACCCCAATTGATCGAGCCCAAGGTGCATAGTGCAATACGACCATCGCTGTCATCCAGACGTTTAAAGGGTTTAGTAGGAAGAAGAATTTCACAGCAAAGATTACTCTGGTAAATGGTGTGATACTCAGGATCAAATGGTCCTTGATTCATCACGTTGTCAATAAACACTAGATAGATACGACCAGTGTCTGTTCGTTCCTTAAGTATACCTGATTTGAACACTTCTTCAGCAGACATAACTTTCTTCCGGAGGTCAGATCTAGCTTCATATTTGACATACAGATCTTCAAAAAGTGCAGTGTTGGAGTAGAATGCCTCGTAAAGTTCCGGTACTTGGTTAGGGTCAAAAAACGTGATGTTTTGTTTGAGTTTAAATCTACGCCAGAAAAAAGCAGAAAGCACCACCCCATAGTCCATGTGTCGGACACGGGTTTCTTCGGTTCCTTGATTGTTCTTGAGCACAATAAGATCATCGAATTGATGATGCCAGATGGGATAAAAAACAGTGGCACTTG